GTGTCAAAGTCCTCGCCACATTCCTCGGCCCAGGCATAAAGACCAATGTGCGGGTCTCCGATAGGAATAGCCACCATGACATCCTCAACAGGCTGTTTCTGCTTTGTCTGCTTGGTTACTTTGCCAACGCCCTTGTAGTCCTCAACCGCCTCCTCAATGGCCTGCCGTAGCGCCTTTAGCTTCTCCTCTTCTGCCAGCTTGGATTTAACCCATTGGCCAATGGCCTGGCCTTCATCGTTGTAGTATGTAGATACACCAGAAACAACAAACCCGTCTGGGACGGGTCTGGTCATATCGTGATCTGGGCTATATCCCCTTTTGGCGGCAAAATTTTGTACCGCTTTTATTCTGTCTCTTAGCGCAGTCCTTGTGATCCCTAGCTTTTCTGCCGCCGCTCTTTGACTTAGGCCGTCAACCAAAACTAGCGTTATGGCGTCCCTCTGCGCCTTTGTCTTGCAAAAATTAAGCAATTCTTTGTCCACACTAACCCCCTTTCAGTTTCATGTATTCAGAATCAGCAGGGCAGGTCAGCGTCACGCCATGATCCATTGCCCAGTCTTGCACCTGATCCATGAAGAAAAGCATTTCTCCTCGGTCTAGCCCACTGGTTTCTCTTACCTGGTCTTGAATTATTGTTTTGTTGATTTGTATAGATTCCGTTCCCAAGAACTTGTATTTTAACAGTAATTTGATTTTCGATTCAGTAACATCTGCACCCTTTGCCGCAAAGTGACTAGCCATTTCTCGGCACCACAAATGAAACAACCCATTCTGAGAAAGTGATCTTTTTGGGACAAACCTCGACACCTTCCATTGAACCGCTTGCTCCCAGTCCCATTCCTCATCAAGAAATTTCTTGAAAAACGCTATGCGTTCAGCCAGTTGCTCTTTGCTTTTGACCAGCCAAAACTCAGACATTGAGCCTGTCCAAATCTGCCGTGTCAAAAATATAAGAGTCCTTGGCGTTTCCCTTAGTATCATCGACCCTATTTTGGTAGCTGTGCATTTTTGCCTTCCCCTCCATAACTAACCTTCTCGCCCTATCAATGGTCAGTAGATAAACACGGCTCTGCCAGGTCACGTTACAAAGTATGAGGATGTTTGGATACAACTTTGAATACCTGCGGAAATCTTTGCAGTTTATTGAAATGGCCCTATCAGGAGGAATGCCAAATAACGACTGCGATTTTCGCCATTGAGTTTTGATTGTCTTGATGTCTATCTGGCACATCCCGACATAATCGTGCGTATATGGGTCATTGCTTTTGAGCGGATTGAAACACAACCCCCACCCCTTTATCCCGCTAGAAACTAAAAACTCTCCTTCTGCCGCAAGACCGGCCTTGCACCAAAATTCCTTATCTTCATTGTTCACCGCCAATCTCCCTCTCAATCATCAGGTCTATGTAATGCCTGGCCTTGCGTAAGTCCTCAATGCCGCCCTTGTCCCTCCACCTTGAGACATACTTGATTACCGCGTGTTCGCAGATGCCCAGGTCATTCTCCAGGGCGTACTCTAGCGGCTGAATCTTAAACTGCTTGTAATGACTGCCGCCAACTTGATGCTCCCAGCTACTCATATCCAGTCCATCCTGATCGGCTTGCCATGCTTCCCAAAGTGGAACGCCTGCCCTTTCGATTCATAGAGCTGAATAGTCCCCTCAAACGGCGCTTTTCTTTGCTTCGCCACGATTAACTTGAGATCAGGCTCATTCTCTATGACCTCCTGCTCTCGCTTATCCAAGGTCATCCCATATTCGATCTTGGTCTTGATGCGAGCGCGGCGCTTGTTGTGCCAGACAATCATCAGGAGATGTACTTGATCCACCAGGCTTGATGAACCCCTAACGTCAAAACGTGTCGGGACATATTCATCGCCGCCAGTGTGCGGCTTCCTAACATGGTGGACAACGCAGATGTGGATTTGCATGGCAGAGGCCAGACCAATGAGCTGGTTGAAAAACAACCGCTCACGCTCCGCGTCCTCCGTGACCCCAGTGAATTGCAGGTTATCCAAGGCGATGATTTTGCACCCTCTGCGAGCCATCGCCACGACTGCGCCAAGGCACTGAATAGGCGTGACACCTCCCAGGACGCGATACCAATAGAATCGGTCTTGTATGTACTGCACGAATCGCTCGCCCAGTTGTCTTGCAGGGACATCCACTGCGGCGGCTTGCTTAGCCATCAACTTGGCCGTGTCAGCAATATCCATTTCAAACGATGCCAGGCCCACTTTGACCTCCTGCGTGGCCCACAGTAGCAACTGGCTCAAGACCGTCGATTTCTTGTGGCCGTTTACCCCAGCAACCAGCGACACCTCGCCCATACGAAACCGCACCTTGTCGTGAGTCTGCGGCCAGGGAAAGCCGACTCCCGTTGTATGGACGTTCTGCTCTAGCCGATCAAGAAACTCATCCTGAAAGGCATCAATGCTGACTACATCGACATCCTCGACCTGGGCGTAAATGTCACGCAGGTCTGCGTCCGTAAAATCCTCGACTTCCTTCCTCGGTATATTCAAAGCACTAACTCCCCAAAATTGCTGTTGTTGTCATCCTCGTCTTCCCAGCGCCTACCATTCAGCCAGGTAGATGCCATTGGGATATACCGCTTATCTTCAGCAAAACTGTAACCCGTGACGCCCTCCAACGCCGCCTTTTGGTCTTTCGCGGATAGGTTCTTAAATGCTATCTCACTCTTCTTTTTGTTCTTGCTGGACGGGTATAAATCCCAGAACTCACGCCACCTCGACATATATGGTGGTTCATTTGGTGGTTCATTGATGGTTAGAGTACCCATATTGGGCCTATCCTTATGCCCTATATTGGGCCTTTCAATCGACCCCATATTGGTACTTCTGGAGATAGACCCCATATCGGTACTAATGAGCAATTCGTAAACAGTCGATTGGGAGTAGCGGCGGGTCTTTTGTATCAATCCCAGCTCTTCCAATTTCCTGAGCGCCGTCACGACGCTTTTACGATTTGCACAGCTACGCTCGCAGATGTCCTCATAAGAAGGCCAGCACTTGTTTTCCTCGTTGGCTCTGTCAGCCAGGGCAATGAGTATGGCTTTCTGCGTGCTTGTGATGCCGCTCACGGAATTAAGCGCCCAATTAATTGCCGCAATCGACATCAGGCGTTCCGAGCGTAGAAATCGGCCTCGGTGATTAACCCCACCCAGTCCTTGTCATTCATGTCCTTTAGGGCTTTATCGCTTGGCAATGGCTTTAACGCCTCGCGTTTAACGCTGGCCGCAAAACCGTTCGCCTTGCCACCACGCTTAAGAGCCAATTTGTACCGCTCTTTATCCTCGGCGGTCATCGGCTTCTTGTTGCGTCTTGCGTCCTCTGCAAGCTCCACCACGAAATCATCCAGGCGATCCGACCGTCGATAATCGACAGACTGGTAACGCTCCCCAGGCGGCATAAGAGCGCCCCAATTAAGACCAATTGCCGTGAGAACATCTAACGCACCACATCCTGCGTGGCACTTAATCAGAACGCGCTCATCAGCCAGCTCGGTAATCTTTAAAGATGGTGAGCCATCATTGTGAGCTGGACAGCAGGCCATCCATACGCTGTCACCCACGGCTCGGTATTTGTTCAAACGCTCAAGAATTTCTTTGGCAGACATAGCCCCCTCCGGTCTGTATAATTACAGGCGCAATCCCCTCGGTTGCACCTCCCTTTTTAGCCCCCATCACTGGGGGCTTTTTTCGTTAATGAAATCCGAGAAGCTAATTCCCAGGGCTTCGCATAGTGCCATAGCCGTACTGACCCGCATATCGCTCTGTCGTCGCCACCGGCTTATTTGCTGGGGCGGCTTGCTCATACGGTTGGCCAGCTCAATGCTTGTGATGCCCTGGCGACGTTGCTCCTCGCGCAGTCGACTTCCTAGATTCAAAACGGTATATCCTCTTTTGCTTTGTTGCCTTCAGAACGTCCCTCGGGCTTCCAGTTGTCAATGACTGCGTAGCCCTTGCCAGCCTTCGATACCTTCATATCCATATTGATCCACTCGGTATCGGGGTTCTGCTTCAGGTAGCCTTGCATCCAGTCACGGAACTGCGCCACGTTGATGCTAGCCTTGCCGATCACAAAGCTCGGCGCGTTATCGTTTCTGGGCTTAGGATACAGCCCTCCAATCATGTCATCCATTGATGACCTCCTTTCTGGCTTGGTTTACTTCATCTGAGCGCAAATACGCCCGCTCCTCGGTAGTGAAAACACCACCCTTTGACGGAGCCATCCAAAGTGCGTGCTTTGCATCTTCGTCCAGCTCCAGCCATCCCTCTGCAAACATGAACGGGTCTTTGCTCTCAAAAGCCTCTTTCATGTATGCAATGCTTTTCCAGTTTTCCCTCGCGGCCTTGTTATGGGCCATCAGCTCGTCAAGGTTTTCTTGAAGCTCGTTGCGCTTCTTGCCCTGCTCAGTGAAATCATCAGCCTCGTCCTCGGCGTAGACCTCGCCATGCACACCAATGAGCTTCAGGATTACGCGGTCTTTGGCTCGCTTCTCAGCCATCGCACAGAAATACTTGTTGTGACTTGTCGCCGCCGAAGCCTCCCCGACCGACCATTCTGCCACATCACCCAGGCGACCTGTCACGCAAAGAGCAACAAAGTCAGGGGCAACGTGCATCGTTTGCGGCTGATCGAACTGGATGTTTAGCCTTGCGGCAATCCGCTCCAGGGCAAAATGCTTGACCGCCCACATACCTTTGCGAACCTCCCAGCAGGCTGTGTCCCTGGTCATGCCTAGCTCTTTCAAAAGCTCCTTTACCTTATCAGGTATATCAGACTGCATCACTCTCCTCCTCGGCTATCTCACAAATGTCGTTGTACATATTTTGCATCAAAGCTATCCAGTCAATGAGCAGGTCTTTCTGGGTTATTTCATCTGAAAACGCAAACTCAGTACCAAAAATAATGCGGCCCTCGCCATCAACGAAATCAAAAAAAAGCTCTCCTAGCTTTCTGCTGTAGATCGGCATGATTTGCTCATCACACACGGCTTGCCTCCTCGCTGTAATGATCCAGCATTTGAGCAAAAGCATAGCCGTCGTTGTAGCCCTGGCTGTAGACCTCGCTCATCTTCGGCCTTGGTGCGGCTCGACCTATAAAGCCATCATCAAAGCCAGACAAAAACTCAGACCTGAGCGACTTGCTGTGACTTTCCCAGCGATCAACTGCCGTGGCCGATAGCGTTAAAACCTCATCCCCATGCGATTGCATTGGCTTCCTCCTCAAGTAACCACTCATGTAAGTGGGGTTCAATGTAGGCGAATATCTCTTTCGCCGTTTCTTCTAAGACACTGGCGGATGTGCAGTTATCAAAAACCTGCAACAACCACTCCAGTTGGAACTTGCAAACGGCTGGGGTCACATCGTCCAGCCAGGCAATGTTTTGATGAAAGAAAGCAAAGGCCAGATCAGCCCTAAACTGGGAATCGTTGGTCGTTTGCTTGATGATTAACTCTGGATAGTCGCGCCAATCAGGTGCATCCTG